CCTTATAACCAACAACATAATACTGATTACCAGGAGATGCATTACCTGAGGTCAGGTTAGCAGAATAAGGATCGATATAAACCTTATACTTACCTTGAAGAACACCAGCAAAGGTGTTACCAGTGTCATCTACGTTGAGGTTAGCATTAAGAGCAGGGGTGTAGTCAAGAACACCAGCCATAGTCAGTGCTGAAGCAACGTCAGCAGAGCACATGATGATGTTGCCCTTTCCACGACGAGTTCTTTGTGCGATTGCGTTAGCATCACGCTCAATTTGGAATAGAAGTCCTTTGAACTTCTCAACTGACCAACGACCATTGGAATCAACGTCAAGGTCAAAGATACCAGCAGTTGCGGTATTCTGTACAGCACCTTGTTCAGCAACCTTATAGATGGTTCTGATAACTTCACGNTTNATTTCAGCAAGAATCTCTGTAGAGAGAATATTTGCCAATTCTGCCTCAGCATTCAAACCGTGAATTGCCTTAAGGTCTTGTGCGAGTTCTAATGAATACTCAGCCTTGAGTGCTCGTGATTTTGCAGTAACAGTGACTTTCTCGATTGAGAATGCCATCTGGTTGAAAGCATCACCACTAGTACCATCAAGGTTCTCAGCATCACCAGTAACCATTCCCTGACCTACGTTATAGGCAGTAGAAGTAGCAGTACCAACAGGGTTTAAAACTGAAGGGTTGGTTCCACTTTGAGTAGTGGTACCAATACCAGCAGCAGTATCACTGAATCCAGCAGATTCATCAAGACCGGCATCTTGACCAGAGAATGATGAATCTACTTCGTTGTAGAATGCTTCAGTACCACTCTGATTCACATAACGTGAGCGCATTGCGAAGATGAGTCCAGTAGGACCGCTCATTGGTTGTACGCCAGCAAGGTCGTAAGCAACCAGATTAGGCATTGAACGTCTAATCAANGAGATTAGAACTGGATCNAAACCAGCAGTAGGACCAGCAGCAGCAGAACCACCACCNAATGCTCCACTAGCACCAGCAGCATTACCGCTGTTGGTTGGAGATTCCATCAACATTGANAATGAACCATTATCAAATGAGGATTGCTCTCTTAAAAATCTTTCTTGGTTCTCTAACAGGACTGCGGTTACCGCTCTACGATGTGAATCTTTGATTGAATCAAGACCCTCATAGTTGAGGAGAGGAGCCCACTTTTCCTGCAGATGTTCTGATTGAAACATTTGCGTTTACCTTTAGTGTGTTTGTTTACGTTTGATTTAATATTGAAGTCAGTTATTTATTAAATCTTGAAAGAGTGTTCAGATAAGATGCCATTGTTCCTGAAATAGATTCAGGTGAACTATCTACGCCTTCTGACAAATTTTCAGGTTTGGATCTTGGAGATTTGTATGTTGGGAAATAAGATTCCTTCAATGTCTCCAGTTTTCCGCGATATTCTGATTCACTTTCAAACTCAACACTTTCGGCAAGTGAAGCGAGCTTATCTTTCTGAGTGGCAGCAAGTCCACCAGAAACTTGTTCAAAGATTCCATCAGCAACCGACTCTGAGAGACGCTTGTTTAGGGAAACGTTTTTCTCAATTTGCTCGTTGAGTTTTGTTTCCATTTCATCAAGTTTTTCTACCATACTATCTAAAACATCATATTTATCTTCAGGGATTTCTACATAATGATCTTCAAAAAGACCCTTCATTCCTTGGATGAAGGATTCTGTAAGTTCTGCCTTAAGTCCTTGCTCAATCGCAAGGCAATTTTCGGTGAACCATTCATCAGCAACATATTCTAGATAAGAATCTACACGCTCGTTGAGTTCGGTTTTAATTTCTTCAACCTCTTCAACAAGTGCTCTTGCATATTGATCTTCAATAGATTCCTTAATTTCACTAACCTTAGATCTGAGAGCAGCCTCAAAAATGGTTCTTGCTTTTAGTTGGAACTCTTCAGATAGTTCTTCACCATCAAGAAGAGCATTTACATCATCTTCAATATCAAAGTCTTCTTGTACTTCTTCGTCATCTTCTTCGTCATCTTCTTCTTTTTTATTCTTCTTACTCTTTTTATGAGTTTCTTTATCCTCCTCGTCCTCGTCTTCATCATGCATTTCTTCTTCAATAAAATCTTCGTCTTCAAGATCTTCTTCTTCTTTCATTGCATCAGCAGGTTTTGCTCCCTTATTTACAACATCTCTTACTTGTTTGAGTGTTGCACCAGGAGTTTTAAGTTTTGCTGAATCATCATCTGACTTGTAATTTTCTGGGGTAGGACCACCGAGGTCTTCATAACTACCAGTTTGACCTGGTGGTAAGTTTCCAGATAATGATGTCATTGAATCTGCTGCTGTAGCATTAGAATTTACAGCAGTTTTGGATTGCTTAGTGCCCACTTCCATTTCTTGTAGATCTCCACGAGACATTTGAACTCTCCGATTTACCTTTATTAAATCTATATTTATTTATAATTTAAATATTTGCAAGAAAGTCATTGAACAATTCCAATTTTCTTTCTTCAAGTCTTTTTTGATCGACTAATGTATTTATTCTTCTTTGTGTTGACTTTGCGATCTGTTCTCTTAAGATTCCTCCAGACCACACCCACTCCTTTCCTTCCATAATTCCCTGAACAAATGCGTCAGGGGCAGAAGGATCTGCAACAATATCAGCAGCAGTTGCTAACATAAAATCTTCACCAACTTCATTGTATCCATCACGATTTCTTGTGACAGATCCTATACCACGAGAAGAAACACCAAGAGTCACACCAGAGTTTAAAAGTGCCTCAGCAATTTTACCCATTGGAGTGGGAAGGATTTGTGCCTTACCAATAAAGTTATTTCCTTCTGGAAAAAGAGAAACAATCTTGTGAGAAACACGATCAAGGTTTACAGTAGGTCCATCTGGATGCCCAAGTTCACCAAGAGCACGACCTTTTTTTACATATTGCTCATTATATCTTTTAACTTCCCTTTCCATAATAGGAAGACGATATAATCTATTATTACGATTTGGTTGCTCTGTTTGTAAAAATGGCCCCTGAATAAACAGAGTTTTCTTTCCATTTATACTTTCAGTAATAACTTCTACTGATTCAATTTGTTCTGTGATGAGTTTCATTTTATGCCTGGTTGGTAAGTTGTACTTGTTGATAATATAAAACTCCAGATGCACCAGAAGCACCAANNGCACCAAGTTTTTGTGATGTTCTTAATGTTGCATCAGCAGAAGAAAATGCAGTTACAATACCACTTGAGTTGTAACTTACAATGATTCTACTTTGATGAAATCCATTAACACCAGAACTAGTATTTACAGATGTGACTATCTGGTGAGAAAAGTCATAATAAGATTGTCCAGATGCACTTAATGTTACAGAATCACCAACACCAAATGGTGATTGTGTTCCTTCTGCAAAATTAATTGTTGTAGTAGTTCCAGTAGTAATACCAACAACTCTATTTGATGCCTTTGTAAGAGCAAGAGTTACAGATCCACCAGAAGGAACATAGTAATCAGTGTTTGTTGCCGTTGGGCTTGATCCAATCGTAATATGTGCTGCACCACCAACAGCAACAATCCTCAAAGTATCTGACTGCACTGAAAATGCTGATGATGTTGTTGCGGTGCCGGTAAATGAGAATGAAGAACCTGCACCAACTGGTCTATGCGTCATTATTCGTATAATACATTTATTGATTATTTATTACTTTACAAATTCGTAGTATAATCGTATCTTTACTCTTCGTCTCTTCACTTTCTCCTTCACCAAAAACCGAAGATGCTACCATTGGACGAAATGTATCCAATCTTTCTGTGGATTTTGCAAAAAGTAAATCTTTGATTTTATCGCTGATTTGTGAAGGTGATTCATCACTAATAATCATATCCATCAGTTCATCCATATTTGTGACCAATTAATTGCTTGTTTATTTATATTTATATCTCACCGCCCTTGGGCATCTCTGCAATTTTACCATCCGCAACAGTAGTATCACCTTGTTTATCAATATCAGGTTCCATAACTGGTTGTCCCAAATCCATTTGAGATGTTTGGTCTAATGGAAGTCCTGTTTGTGGATCAATTGGTTGACTTGGATCTGGAATAATACCTTTTTNAATTTCCTTTTTAATNATTGAATCCTGTTCAATGATTTCAATATCGGTTTGACGAAGGATTTTACGTCTTACATAATCTTGTGAAAAATATTTACCAATATAAGGTTCAGCAACTTGTACCATATTCAATCTTTCATTAAGTAATTCTGCNTCTTTAAGTTCTGCAAAGTGATTATCATATAAGAAATCATATTGTATNTGCTCATCCATTGTCTCCCAGTCNTCTGGGGTAATGATATTTTTAAGAATTAATTGAGTTTTCAACATATCATTAAACATATATGAAAATCTTTTTCTCAATCTACCAACAAACTTACTAAACTTAACTTCATCACGAAGAATTTCTGAAGAACGTCCAAGGTTAAATCCACCTTCACCATCCATTCTTGATGGTGGTACATTTAATGAACGATAAAGTTTTTTCTTAAAATATTCAATATCTGTGATTTCACCAAGATTTTGCCCACCAGGAAGAGTTGTAATCTCAGTTCCTCTACCACCTTCTCTTCTTGGTAACCAGAAATCTTCCATCATAGACATCATTTTTTTATCATCACGAATTTCACCTGTATTCGCATCATATACAAGTTTATTACGATATCTCATCATCACATCACGAAGATATTGTTCTGCCTTTACTTTAGGTAGATTACCAACATCAATATAAAATACTCTTCTTTCTGGTGCTCTTGAAAGTCTGTAAATTACCAAAGAATCTTCAATCATTCGTAGTTGATTGAGAGATTTAATTGCCTTATGAAGATATGATAGGGTTGACCCCTTATTGCGGTCTACAAGTCCTGAGGTACAATAGGTAATAGAATCCTTAGTCATCTTAATCCCTGCCTCTCCACCCAATGCAGATGCATTTCCTGTGGGATATGTCATCTTTGGATTGTAAATGAAATACTCTTCCATCTCAGGAAATTCGTATTCCATCGGGTTTTGATTATTTGGATTCGCATTTGCTAATCTAAATCTCTTATCCGCATCAGTTGTCTTTTTTTGTTGTCGTATATAACGCATTTTCATTGCGTCAATATATCTCAACTCTTTAATTCCTTCTTCTGGTTTTTTGAAATCAATTACTTTATGATAATATAGTCTTCCATCAATATACCAATTTCTATAAATTTCGTGAGATTTTCTATCAAAATCCAATAAATCAAGAATATTTTTAAACTCTTCTCTAATTCTTTTTTTAATACCATCACTGGCATTTAAGTTTGAAAGTTCAATTTCTACTGGGCTATCGTTTGTGTCAGATACAATTGCTTCACTTACAATATCTTCAATGGCACTATCACATTCAGGGTGAAGTGCCATCTCACGATATCTTTTGATTAAATCAAATTCAGTTCTATAAACACCTTCTATATCTACATAAGAACCAAAAAACCCACTACTTACAAAATGATCAGATCCGTCTTCACTATTGGGAGGAACTGGTGATACTACGGATGGTGATATTGGTTCTTGATCTTCAATAGAAAAACCAAATAATTTTGCCATAATTTAATTAATCTGTATTCTTACTATTTATCAGTTACTTTTACCA